TTACGCAGAAAAAACTAGACCGCTCAGTGCTACAGGCAAGCGGGATATTTAATAAATACATTTATGAGACGGAAGACACTATCGCAGAAGTTACAGCGGTCGGTTACTTTTCCGAATCTCGATTTGCACTTATTGATAATGACGAAACCAACGGTATGGGCTGGAGTGGGGGCATTATTGAATGCTCATGTTCTAATGGCTACTTAATCGGAAAAGTAACTAATGACGGGCTAACTTTAACAAACGCAGTCCCATCCGACTCAACTATAGAGTCTAAAGCGTTCGATTCATTGACCAGCGCAGTAGCTTTCGTTACAGCTAATCCTGCGGCTCTTGAGCGACTATCTACAGACTCTTATCGCAATAAAGCCGAGTGCTTGGCATTGTCGATTAACTACCCTGACGGCGGCGCGGCTGATTTAGTCGTTGAGGGTGTTGATGGTGGCGTACTAGCTGACGGGGTTTGGGTGGCAGGAATAAAGCAACTAAAACTTATACCAGCGGAAAGCGGAGAGATAAGCTCGGCTGTTTTCGGCGCAATGGGACAGGGTGATGAGTCAGTAGTTTATCAAGCATTAATTGATTATTGCATTAGCAACTCTATTAGATATATTCGAGTCGATGCTGATCAAGATACTGCAATGACTCTTACCAATCGATCAAATGTAATGTTTGTTGGCAGCGGCTCATTCACTGGCACCAATTACGACACAGGAAATTATCGCCGCCAAGTATCTAAAACAAAAGAAAGCATTCAGCCTGAAGTAAGTAGCATAAAAATAAAGACTGAAAAAACAGCGCTTACCATGGTAATTACTGGCGACTCGCTGACTACATTCGGCCCTGATGTTAGTGGAACTGATGGATTGTATCTGCGAATCACCAGTAAGATTCAGGAAGAAAACCCTGGTATTACTTTCACTTTTTACGGTCGCGGAATCTCTGGACAAACATGGGCGCAACTTGATGGCGTAGCTAACACATCATACCCGATTGCAGACGCATACCCTTGGTATACTGACGATACGAGAGATTGGTTGGATTACATTTCAGACCTATCACCCGATTACGTATTGGTATCATCTGGCATGAATGACCGAGAAAATTTCTCTCGCATTAAAATGGAGTCTGCAATAGCTAAAATAGAAGCGTTCGGCGCAGATGTTGTCTTAGCTACTAATTTTGTACCGTGCTTATCACCAGACCCAACTTACGCCCAGTTCGGTGAATTCATAGGTCAGGAAGGCCGTGATTATGTGGCAGGCTATGAGCGAACTTATGCCCAATTCCATGATTACCCTTTGATTGATATAAACCGAACTTTTAATATAATTCGAGATGGTCGGGATATATTAAACACTAGCTTTATAAGTAACGACTTTATAACTTTCGGGACTGATTCAGCTTATGAGGCTGCTGTGGGGGATTCTTGCAGAGATTTCGTGCTGGAGTGCGACATAGCAACAGGCGCATGGACAAATTCAGACCCTGTTAGTCTTAAAGTTGGGCCAAATGTAAATAATTTAATACACATAGCTGACCAAGGCGGGTTTTTAAAGTTTAAGTTTTATCGCGGCGATGGCAGCCCAAATGTGTACGCGGATGTGGTTTCTGACATCGCTACTCCAACCGTAGCGGGAGAGCGTTGTGAAATAACCGTAAAAGGTGGGGATTTCTACTTTAGATTCATTCAGACGTCACCCGGCCTGAAAGCAGGCATTCAACCATTTCACAACAAGCTAATCCGCCACGGTGGAGTATTTCAGCCGCAAATAGGTTACTACCTGCAAGCAACAGGGCCGCTTGCAAATATGCGATTCAGCAAAGGCGTAGAAGAGCAGTTTCTACCGCTTCACACTGACGTAGAGCTTTGGGGTGAAACTAATACTAGTATTGGTCAAAAGCCTGTAACAGGGGGTAATGGTGTTCAGCACCCATCAGCTCTAGGCATTTCAGCGGTGTACGGAGCGCACTTTAAGAATTCTAAATTCAAGTTCGATTTAGGGTCGGCTGTAGATCCCGCTCTAAATACGGCTAGACTTTACTTGCAGACAGCTCAGGTGATACCAAGCAGTGCAAATACCCAACTACTGCTTGCAGCTAACTACAACGGTCTTGGTTTAACTGATAACGGGGATGGCACTTTTTCTGTGGTTGACGCTGGTAATTATGTAATCACTTTGAATAGCGATATTCCTGCCAACGGCGGGACGGGCTATGGCAGGGTTAGAATATCAGTAGGCTCAAGGAGTTCTTCTCATACTTGTCAGATTGATGCCGCTCAAGACTTTGAGGCAACCCCAGTTTACTCTTACAACGTACCTGCTGGAGCTGTAATATCTGCAACAATCTTGCAAATCACGGGTTCTTCAATGACATACAATTCTGTAGCATCTGCGGAGGTTAGGATAGTCAAAGTCTCATAACCAATGCGCGGGATTAACAACCCCGCGCCAACCTATTTTTATGCTCGTTAATTTCCTTGCGTATGGCAGATATGTATTCGTCATACACAATATTGTTTCATATACTGCTTAATCAATAACGGTAATGAAAGCTTCAACTCTGGGGTTTTCCTTATCTATTCCCATATATTCCTCACTATTTTTTACAATAATCTTTGTGTTGTCGTCCTCAATTAATCCGCTTTTTGATAAGCAATCCTGAAAGAACTTCCTAGCTATTATCGAAAAATTGTCTAAGTCAGTTCCATTTCTTGCAGCGTAGTATTTATAATTTATTCTTAGCTTACCCTCTATTTTATCGTGACTAGATAGCTGGTCTTGAATCATCAAGCTAAACTTTTTCTTTGCCTTGCTATAGTCCCAATGATTAGCGGCCATGGCCCAATTAAAAGTTAAGGCGCAATTTTTATTGTTTTTGTTCGGTTTAACGACTCCATAAATTGGGAGTGTAAATTCATAATCGCTCATTTATTCCAATCCTGTATTGAGTTCCAAACATCTTCAGGCACAACGTCATCATACTGAAGGACCATGATTGCCCATGACGATGCTTCATTGCCTAGCCGCTTACCATGAATAGTTTTTTGTGTATCACATTCGACACATTGTGATACACAAAACCAATGCCCAATATGGACTTTGTTATGGCCAAAGGTAGCGCCTTTACAGTGGTCCACTATTGATGGACCTTCATTGCCACACCAGACGCAAGACTGCTCTTTTAGCCAGCCTTGAAATGCCTTTTCATCAGCATTAGGACCTCGGCCATTACGGTTTTTACTGGTCCGTCTTTGCATAATTAAAACCCCATCTTAGATGGCAACTCAGTGCGACAGGCTTTTAGGGTGCATTTGCGAGCCATTACGCGGTCATCAGCGAGGTTTCAGGACTCAATCCCTGCAATCGATTAACTGTTTTATCTGCCAAATTAGCTATTGGCGATTTAATGTTAGGATGCTTATTGTTTAGTCTTTTGGCAATCTGTAGGGCGTAACCTTTATTTGTCACGTGGCCACCTCCAGGGACAGCCCACAAACCATCATCACGTTGAAGTAATTTAACGCTACCCACTTCTGCATCATTCATCTTTTTCTCAATAATTCTTGGCATATTATGCTCCGTAACCTGATTGTTCTTTTCGACCATTGGCCTGTTTAGTTCTCCAGATATTGACCCGCTCTTGCGCAATGGTCATTCTCCAGCGTAATTCTTCTGACTGCTCTATGGCTATTCTAAGCGCCGTAAGCAAGTCGGTGTATTCATTGTGCGCGTAAGCGAATGATTCGCGCTCTTGACCAGTTTTAAGGCCTTCTTCAGCAGCTCTGCCGATTAATATGGCTTTCTTGCTCTTGCGAAACTCTCTAAGGTATTCAGTATCAGCCTTAGCCTTGGCATAAGCTTTTACTGAATCACGCCATTCATGAATAAGCTTTTCTATATCCATTACTTATTCGCCCCCTAAATTAATAAATACCCGTATCTCACGACACTAGAACCGGAGCGGGATTCACCGCCTTTAGATACTCATCACCTCCTGCTAGGGTTGGTGTTCTTACCAGCTTACGCCGAACCAAATTCCAATACCGTGAATAATTCCAACCGGCGCAATAAAAGCTCCAGCAATAAGAAGCAGGTATTTAGCCTGAACTAAGCACACGATAATGTGAGTAAACCAAGCCGCAATAAACATAAGCGCAGCACTAATTCCAAATATCTTCATTTTATAATTCCTCTAATTTTAACTTCACCAAGAACAGAATAGACAACACCAGCACCGACAACAATTGCCGACAAAAGGTCATAGCCATCAGCGCCGACAAAAAGGTTAAATATGTAAGTTGCTATGTCCATGCCGCTCTCCTTAAATTGAGTACCTACTGTAATAGAATATAATCTATTAGCATAGTATTTATTGCTCAAAGTTAATTGTTATTTTCTATCAATTCTGGGTTCTGATAGGTTTTAGCTATTAAGCCATATGTGATTATCATTTTGATTGCTCCAGTGATTATTAATTACGTTAAGTATTTCCGCATCACCACCAGTGATATTAAATCCATCTTGAACATCAGTTACCATTGCGCGTATTTCATTTATCACTTCATTAAGCGCAGTATTCTGCTCTACCAGATTGGTTATTTCCTGAATAGCGCTAGCGGCCAAGTCCTGAATAGTAATTGTTGTTACACCTTCATTCCCATGCTCATCACTAACTACTATTTTAAGACCACCATTTTCAAACTGATAATCCTCTGCATTTGCTAGCTCATCCAGAAACCAAATTAGATTTTCTTTCTTAATATCACTCATCGCCTTTCTCCTGGTCAAGCTGGGCTAGTAGGGCTTTGGCGTATGAAACCGCAGTTGAAGCTACTGTATCAGCGTCATGCATCCATTCACCACTTTCGTCTTGAGCAGTTACCAACCCCTGCAGTTACCAACCCCTGCGAAGTGCTCTAGCTTTGAAAGCCCCATTCCATCCTGAATTCCACCTGGAATATCTTTATATCCACTTATGTCGGTATAAGCATCACCTGTTAACGGCATACTTGGCATATCTGCATTATTAACTTTACTCATGACTTAGTCCTTATGCGTTTCTAAAGTTAGATTTAAATTCTGCTATTGCCTGCCAGACTTGACCGCCAAAACCTGCAATGCCGACCTGTAAATTATCGCCAGCAAGAACACACCATTGATCACCATCTTTATTTAATTCGGCCTCTACGGTCATTCCATCATTCCCGAAATCTATAGTAATTTTCATAACTCCCCATCCTTCTCTAATCCGTATTGGTCACGCAAAGCCTTGCCGCTAAACACAGCAAACCGTCACTAGTCCAATGAAGTTATCCTGAGCAACTTTAAATAATGAATCTAGCGACTTAAATACCCGAACGTTGTTTTTAGAATTTGACAGAAATACCTCTTCTCCATTATTAAACTCAATTCCAGAGAATGACATATACCATCCCATTGATGGCGTTAGCGAATCAGCTACAGGAAGCGCGTAAATATTAAAGTCATTGCCTAGCTCTTGAGCAGCAACTACAGCAATAACCGCTGCGGATTGTGGGATCATTGAAGATTTTGAAATGTTCATAAAGTTCTCTTTTGCGTTAATGTGTAGTAACGATACCACACTAACGCAATACCGCAATACCAAAACATTAATTTAATTATGATTGGCTAGTGAGCTTGCGATTCGAACTGAGTTTTAATGTCTCGAACTCTAAAGTATTCCATTTCTCCTAGCGTCCGTACTGTTCCAGTCTTTCCGTCTCTAGCCTTTCCGATAATCAATTCTAAAATACCTTTATCTGGCGTATCTTCGTCGTAATATTCTTCACGATGGCAAAGAATAATACCGTCTGAATCAGCCTCCATTCCACTAGAGCCTTTAATATCCTTAACTATTGGTCGGCGCTCTGATGCTGGTCGTTTAAGGTATTCTCGGTTTAATTGGACTAATGCTATTACTGGTATGTTCATTTCCTTAGCAAACGATTTTAGGGCCTTCGTGATAGCTGCTAACTCTTGCACTTCATTGCTTCTGTTATAATTCATTAGCTGCACATAATCGACAAATAAGCACCCTCGTTCGTCATCTTGATAAACCTGCTGCTGATTGAGCCAAGCCCTAGCTCTAAGGATAATATCTTGAGCGCCAACATTAGAATCCTCGTCGATTAAGACATTGTGATCTTTTATTAAGTTAATACCTGCTGATAATTGGCTTGAGTAATTGGCTATCTCCTTGTCAGGTCGTTTAAATACCTTTCCTGGTACGCTGCCAGCACTCTGCACCATTCGCTTGGCAACTTCTGTGGCTTTCATTTCGATAGATGAAAAGAATACAGGAACCTTAGTTAGCGCTTGAACCTCAATGAATTTTTGCGCAACAGTAGTCTTACCCATACCACTTTGTCCGCCAATCAAATAAAGCTTGCCGCCTTCGAATGGCATCTTGTCATTGAGTTCGGCTATACCAGTATCGTAAACCATCCCTCGACCCTCTGCCCTTTCATCCATATCGTCGACTAAAGCCTTGGTAGCTTGCCCTAGTGTGAATTGAGTCTTGCGGCCTCCTGAGCGGCTCAGGTCTGAAAGCCTACCGCTTACATCACTAATTACGTCTATCGGCTCTGAGCCTTGTCTTATTGCCTCCTGAATATCATTAGACAGTTGAATTAGCTTAAACTTTGCAGATTCTTTCTTTAATAGCTTTGAATAGGCCAAAGCGTTTCCAGAATTGGCACACCCTACGTTTAAGTCTGATAGCTCTGTGATGCAGATCGCTGTTTTTTCCGCCAGTGTAAATACATCAGCTTCAACGCCTAGTTTCTTAATAGCCTGAAAAACCAATCTAGCCTCTTGGCTTAGAAAATCATCGTCGTTTAAAATCCCTTGAACTTTGGTTATTAACTCCGGCGAATCAATTAACGCCCCAATAACTTGGCGCTCTGCTTCGTTGTTAATCATTTCAATAGATCCTTTAGTCCGCTTACTACTTTGTGTGCTTCGTCTTTCTGCTCAATCGTTGATTCTTCTGATTGTTGATATTCTAGCAGTGCGTGCTCTGGCCTATTAATCGGTTTTTTACACAGCTTGATAAACCCAGGAACACTTGGGGGATATTGTCCGCCGTTAGTTCTTATAGCGTCAACGCCTCTTGCCATGCTCTCAGGATCATTAAAGCCATTACTAACCAAACCCTTCATCAGTTGAACCTTGTACATCTGAAGGTCTTGCGGTGAAGTGGTCGCTCGCAAGCTTAACCAGATGCCACAAAACGTGTTAATCAAAATATCGGCTAACTCTTCATTGCTCATCAGAATGACCTCTGCGCTGTTTGCTGGATTGTTTCTTGAACTGCTACTTGTTGGCTAGTGTTTGAATTGCCTTTAACAAAGTAATCAACCTCGATTGAAGTCCATCCAGCATCACACTGCTTACCGATAGCAAAGCCAGGGTGAATATTATATAAGCTCTTGAGGTCATTCAAAGTGTTCTCAATATTATTAAGTGCTCTGCTTGAATCACTAGCACCTTTTTTAGTTCTAAGCTTGGCCCATTCGATTAATAGATCATCAACAACGAGGTTCAATACTGGATACATATCTATATTGGATCGAACTTTATTAAATAATACTTCAGCCTTGGTTAACTTCTTTTGAGGTGCAACCTCTTCTTTATCTATTCTATTCTTATCTAATCTAGTCTTATCTTGCATGGGTTCTGCTGACTGAGTCATGACTGAGTCATGATTATTGCGAATGTCCTCAAGCATTTTTCTCATCATTGGGTTTGATGTCATGGATTTATCTAGTCTATTAGCCAGCTTTAGACATGATAAAACGCCGTTATTAGATTCGAATAATTTTAAATTAACCATGTAGGCCATCATTTCATTAACTCGCTCGTAATGAATGCCAGTATCAAACGATATAATCTCTGCGTCATGCTCCAGTTCAAATGTTAGCTTGTTCTGGTCAACGTCAGCCGCTATCAGCTCAAGGCAATACCAGTACATACCATAGCCTTCTAAGCCATACTTCATGCGCAGCTTCTTTAACTTAGCGTCTTGATTAGCATTAGTGTCGTGCTTAATCCACTTCATTATTTTTCACCCTCAATCAATTCACAAATCCACGTCACGCCCTTCGGTGTAAACTTGGCTGTATTGTATGCGTGTTCGTTATTCTCGCCTGTAGAGGTGTGAAAGCGGCCTGCGTCTATGTGGTTTTGATACGCTGCCCACTCGCCACCAAGTTGATACATGATTTTATTGTCGCTTAGGAATTTACGGAAGGCAGGTTCTTTTACACCTAGCAATTTAGCAACTTGGCGAAACCCTTTATTGCCGGTTGATTCAACGTATCTATCAACAAAGGCTACTTTAGGAGCGGCAAGCTCTAGCTGTTCTTTCGCTGCAGCTTTACCTTGCTCACTTTCAATTAATGCCTGCAGGGCTTCAATGTAATTACTAGGCAAGACTGCAGGTTTTCGCACTGCAGACTCAAGCTCTTGCCAACGATCAATAATGACTGCAGTAAACTCAGGCGACAATCTAGCAACCAGAACCAGCGAGTCGCGCTTATTGAAGTTAAACTCTTGATATGATTTGCCGCGAACCTTATAAACTGACTCCGCCAGTGGCGAAGTGAGAATTTCAGCCGCTTCAAGTCTCCGCGCGGACTTTTTAACAGCTTCGTGAGCACTTCCTGTCAAATCCGCAATCTCTCGACTACTCATTGTTTTTGCATTTACTGATATTTCATTCATAATATTACTCTCTGGTTGGTTTGGCCCTGTGGCGGGGCTTTATTTATGACACTTGAAGCTTTATTAACTTCTCATTAGCTTTAGTTAGCTCACTCTTACCAGTCCATATTCTCCAAGCTTGCGCCCGCGAACACTCTAGTAATTCGATTAACTTTTTCTGATTTCCTACTAGTTCTTTCAATTCTTCTTTCATTACAAACTCCTTATTTGTTTCACTATGGTACGCCTATTATTTCAGGATGCAACACTATCGACAAATTAAAGCCAATAAAAGCCTCAATAAAGAGGCTTTGTTAGTTATTAGATTGTTAATGTATTAGCTTAAGTTAAGTAATTAGAAATCTAACTATTTAAGTCAACTTAATAATTAGACAAATCACAGGCGAAAAAAAAGCCCGTTATGGGCTGGTGGGTTAGTTTA